GCTGAAGCTCTGGATCCACGCGTCGCGCTCCGAGTACTCGGTCGACGTCCAGTACCAATCGCCGGTTTCGACCTGGTCGTACAGCGTCGCGTAGAGCAGCGCGCTCTGGCGGCGAGTGGGCAGCGCGAAGTCGTTGTGCCCTTCGTGCATCAGCTCGGCCGCCCAGGCTTTTGCGGCGTTCCAGGTGAGGCTCTTGGCCGGCACGGCCGGGCAGAGGATCAGGTGGTGCTGCGGCGTGCCGTCGTCATCGCGGGCGATGCCGGCATAGATGCCGCCCTGGTCGGGCCAGGGGGCGCCGACGGCGGGGATGACAAGTGCTTCGAGGGTGGTGGTGGCTGCGCTGGCGGCGGCGTCAGCGGCGAGGGGTGATTGCATCTTCGCTCCATCGCCCGGGATGGGCGTGGAGCGAAGTATTAGGCATGCCTACAGAAGTTGTCAATAGGCGCACCTAACAGATTGTCGTCAGTGCTGCATACTGACCCACTTTGCGATTGCGACGAGGATTGCGATCACCACCGCGAAGCTGATCCAGCTAGTTCCAGATGATGAACTGCTGCTGGCCGGTCGCTGCTCCTGGTCGGTTCGGTTGGAATAAACGTTTCGATGAGATATCCCGGTGCCGGGTATGCCGACTGAGGTGCTCGTCTTGTCTTTGCCGAATGTGACGCGGGCACCCTTCACGCCGGCAGAGATGCTGGCTCCGCGCTTGCCAACGTTGAGGCTGATGCCCGGCGCGAGTTTGATCTTCTTGCGAAATTGCAGGCCCATGTCACCACTCCGTAGCTCCGAATTTTCGTGACGCCATTCGCTTGTCAGGAAAGAAGTACAGGCGCGCTAGGCGCACCTCAGCCTTCTGTTCCGGTGCTTTTGGCGGGCGACGTTGCTCCCAACACCGCTCCGTCAACCATAAGCTGAATGCCTGTTCGAACGTGCTCTGGGAGTGAGTAGTACTTCTCAGGAGCGACGCGCTCAAAGGGCCAGTTGGAATATCGCGGCCTAGGTTCTTCAGCTGTCAGAACCGTCGGCGAATTCGCCTCTCGAGAGCCTTTGCCGGTCAACAGCCACATTGGGTTGACTTCCAGGAACGCGGCGGCGCGCAGCAGGGGCTCCGCCTTCATATTCTCTGGGCTGGTGATCGATCTCATCCAATCGGAAACAGTTGCATCGGACACTCCGGCTCTGCGCGCCAGCTCAGCTTGGGAGGCCTTCCCCTTTATGCATTCCTTCAATCGGCCCGCGAACGTCGTCGTCATTAGGTAATCCTACGGCCCCCATTGTTAGGTGTACTTGACTTGAACCATAGGCATGCCTAACAATCGGCGCGGTGAACGATTCAGATCTGATTGACTTGCTCGGTGGCACCGCTGTCGTTGCGAAGCGCACTCGAACGCGGCCGGCTTCCGTGTCCGAATGGCGCACGGCTGGGATTCCGGTCGGACGACGCATCGAGCTAGGCGCGGCCATAGAAAAGGCAGGGGGCGGTATGCGTTGGGACCAACGTCCCGACGACTGGTTTGAGATCTGGCCCGAGCTGGTCGGCGCCGAGGGCGCGCCCGAGGTTCCGGCAACTGCTTCGAGAGAGGCGGCTTGAGATGGATCGCTCCTGGTTCGTCAATGGAGTGGTGACCCGCCGCTCGCAGCATCTGGACCGGACATGTGGCCGATGGCGACGTGCAGCGCCCGAAGCAGATCCTGCGCGGCGGCAGGCGTCAAGCGATGACGAATGCCAACCGAAAGCCTTGGCGCGGCAGGATTTGGGCGAGTGTGGAACTGCAGATCGATGGCCTTCAGGCCCTTCGGAAGATCCAGGTTCATGACCTCGAAATCGACGACCAGTTCTATTGGCCCCGGTCTCGGGCTGAGTTTCGATTTCATGGGTGCTCTCGTGGGTGAAGTTGTGGTCCTGAGAACCCGCAGCGTAGCCCACGCAGGGCGCCCACTCCGTCTTGCAAACCCAGTCCCAACGACGCCGCTGCTCTTGAGCGGCTTTCACACCTCGGGCCTTCGGGCCTGAGGTGTCTTCTCCCTTTACCGGTAGGCCGCCATGGCACTTGAACGAAAAGACATTCGCGCCAAGCTCGACGCAGACGCGCACGCCAAGCTGAAGGCCATTTGCGAGATCGAGGATATCGACATGGCCGACTTCATCGAGCGTGAGTTGTTGCCGGTGATCAAGAAGCGGGTTCATGACGCTATGGTGCTGGCGAACAAACTCCAGCGCCTGGGATTAACCGGGAGTGCGCACCGGTCATCGGGAAAACCCGGGACTGCCCGGGAATAGCGCGAAATGTCAGCCGCAGTACCGCTTCGCGCCGATGAGCGCGACCCGACCGAACGCCTGAGCGCTGACGATCAGGCCACGCAGCGCGAGGCCGAGTTCCTGCAGCGCGCGCTGCTCAACCAGCAATCCAAGGCGATGCGCCTGCCGCAGGGCGTGCCCGGTGTCTGCTCGAACTGCGTCGGGCGCTGCATGCCGACGGCGGTGTATTGCGACGAGTGGTGCCGCACCGATCACGAGTGGCGCCTCGGCCTGGCCAGGCGCACAGGGGTTCGCCGATGATCCCTGCCGAGAGGCAAGCTGCGATCGAGCGGCGCACGGCATTCGTCGATCGCCTGCGTGGCTCGATGCCGGCCGCAATGCGCGATCTGCCGCAGTGGCTGGTCTGGCGCTTCGAGGTCGACCCGAAGCGGCCGAAGCCGCTCAAGGTGCCGTACTACACGAACGGGCGCAAGCGCGTCGGCACGCAGGGCGACGAGGCCGACCGCCACCGCCTGGTCACCTTCGACGCGGCGCTCTCGCGGTTGCAGACGGCGATGCAGTTCGACGGTCTGGGCTTCGCCTTCCTCCCGGGCGATGGCCTGGTCGGCATCGACATCGACGGCGCGATCGACCTCGAGACCGGCGAGATCTCGTCGATGTGCAACACGCTGATCGAGGAGTGCGCCAGCTACACCGAGAAAAGCCCCAGCGGCAAGGGTGTGCACATCATCACGCGCGGCTCGACGAAGATCTTCAAGAGCAACGACATCGGCCTCGAGGTGTTCTGCGGTGCGCAGTACTTCACCTGCTCGGGCGATCGCATGGCCACACCATCGGCGGACGTCGTGCCGCTGGCCGATACGACGCTGGCCTACATGCGCGAGCTGGTCGACGAGGCCAAGGCGAGGGCAGGGCAGGCGAAGCTAGCCGCCGCTCCGCCGGCGCCGTCCTCGCCACCGTCTGCATCGGCCAGGTCTGCAGCTCCATCCGGTGGTGACGACTTCAAGCGCGTCAACGATGCGGCACTGCAGGCGCTCGACGCCTGGGTGCCCGAGATCCTGCCGAAGGCCAGGCGCAGCGCGTCGACCGGTGGCTACCGCGTCGCGTCGAAGGACCTGGGCCGCCAGCTCGAGGAGGATCTGTCGATCACGCCCGAAGGCATCATGGACTTCGGCGAGGAGCAGGGCTACACCGCCATCGACCTGGTGATGCGGTGGTCCTCGTCGACGACGCCGAAGGATGCGCTGCACTGGCTCGCCGGCCGCATCGGCGTGCAGCTCAGCACGCGGCCGCTGCGCCTGGTGTCTGCACCGTTGCCGGCGGCCGGATCGCTCAGCATGGACGACCGGCCGGAACCCCCGTCCCCCGATGAAGACGGCGCCGCTTCAGTCGTGCCGATTCGTGGGCGGCGGCGCAAAAAATCCGACACACCGCCTGAAGGGGTGGGGGGTGGCCTGAAGCGGCTGGAGCAAGGCTTTCGCCTGATCTACGGCACCGATGCGGTGTGGGACGGCGAGCAGCGCATCACGATGGCGGTGAAGAACCTGCGCCTGGTGTTCGGCAACGATGCCGTAAAGATGTGGCTGGCCAGCGGTGACCGACGCGTGGTGATGCAGCACGACATGGTGTTCGAGCCCGGCATCGAGGTCGCCGAGCACCAGGTCAACCTGTTCGATGGCCTGCCGATGGAGCCGGTGCCGTGCGACGAGTCCGAGGTCAAGGTGATGCTCGACCTGCTGCGCCACCTCTGCAGCATGACGGCCACCGGCAAGACCAGTGCCGACGAGGTGATGGATTGGGTGCTGAAGTGGCTGGCCTTCCCGCTGCAGAATGTCGGCGCCAAGATGCGCAGCGCGCTGGTGTTCCACGGCCCGCAGGGCACCGGCAAGAATCTCTTCTTCGACTGCATTCGCTCGATGTACGGCAAGTACGGCCGCATGGTTGGCCAGACCGAGCTCGACGACAAGTTCAACGACTGGCTCAGCGCGAAGCTGCTGATCATCGGCAACGAGGTCGTCACCCGGCAGGAGCTGTTCCACAACAAGAACAAGCTCAAGTGGATCGTCACCGAAGACGAGATCCCGATTCGCGGTATGCACCAGACGGTGCGCTGGGAGAGCAACCACGCGCAGGTGGTCTTCCTGAGCAACGAAAACCAGCCGATCGCGGTGGAGAAGGACGATCGGCGCCACCTGGTCGTCTACACCCCGGTCGCCGGCGACGAGGATCTGTACCTGCGGGTGGCCGACTTCCTGAAGGATGGCGGCGCCGGCAAGTTCATGCATTACCTGCAGTGCTATGACACCTCGGGCTTCGGCGAGCACACGAAGCCGATCATGACCGAGGCCAAGGCCGCGCTGATCGAGCTCAGCCTCAAGCCCGCCGAGCGCTTCGTCAACGAATGGCTGCAGGGCCTCCTCGCCCTCCCGATCCATGTGTGCTCCGCAGAGCAGCTGTATCGCGTCTTCCGCCGCTGGTGCGACATGACCGGCGAGAAGTGGCCGATGTCGCAGGCGCAGTTCACCCAGACCGCGACGCGCCACGTGCTCGAGCGCGTGCAGCGCCACCCGGAGAGCGGCGAGCGATTGCCGCCAAAGCTCGCCTACAAGGTGGTGATGCTCAAGCACGAGATCGGGCCGCGCAAGGCCATGCGCTGCTGGATACCCCGTGGCACGGCGCCGCCTGACGGTGTGAGCGAAGGCGAGTGGGCGGCCGCGGCGGTGGAGTCATTCGAGCTCACCGCGTCGCGCTACGGGCGCCTCAGCGCCCACGAAGATGAGGAGCCACCCCGATGACCCCGCACCTGTTACGCGCATCGCGTAACGTGTTTCGAGCGCTAAGCCGCGTCGTTACGTGCGTTTCGCCTGTTACGGCACTTCTCCGCGTATGTGCGCGCACGGGGCCACCGATCCCCAATCCACTGTCATTTGCTCCATGCGGGAGAAGTGCGCGTAACGGCGTAACGCACGTAACGACGCGGCCTGCAGGCGAAACGTCGCGCGTAACGCGCGTAACACCCCTCCCTTCTTCTTCGAAGAGAAGAGCGGAGATTGTTTGGAGCCGGCCATGCAGATAAGCATCAAGACCAACTTCCCGCAGGTGCAACGCAAGCTCGACGGGCTTCAGGCCGATCTACGGGACATCGTCCTGGTGAGCACGATCAACAAGACCCTGGACCAAGCGCAGACCTCCATGGTTCGGGAGATCACGGCCGAGTTCAATGTGAAGGCGGCCTACGTGAGACAGCGATTGCGCATTCGACGGGCCAGCACCAAGGGGCGCTTCACCATCGCGGGCTCATTGATTGGTGGTTCAAGCAATCGCGGCCGCTCGGCAAACATCATCGCCTTCGTCGAGAGGGTGGTCACGCTGGCAGAAGGGCGCAGGCGGGCCAAGGCAGGTACACAGAACCAACTGTTCGTGAAGGTCAAGCGCGTCGGACCTAAGAAGCCATTGAAGGGCGCCTTCATCGGCAATCAGGGGCGCACCGTCTTCATTCGCGAAGGCAAGTCGCGCTTGCCCATCAAGCCTGTGCAGGTCATCGACGTGGCACAGATGTTCAACACCAAGCGCATCAATGCCAAGGTCGTTGCGACGATGAAGGACAGGTTCCCGACCAACTTCGATCGCGAGGCCCGCTACTACGTGGCGCGCTTCAATCGGTCCTCCAAATGAACGGGTCCTCCTGGAGCCCAGACCACACACGGGTGCGAAACGGCTCAGATTCGCTCCAGTTTCGGCGCTTCCTACGGAGTAAGTAAGTGACGCGAATCGCCGGCCAGGAAAGCATCGCTGCCGTGTTCGGCGTGGCGCCGAAGACCATTGTGGAGTGGCAGGAAGATGGCTTCCCGGTGGCGCTGCGTGGTGGACCTGGCGTGCCGAGCGAGTATGAGACCGAGGCCTGCATCAACTGGCTTGTGAATCGCGAAGTCAAGAAGGTGCAGGGCGAGTCGCCGCGCGACCGGCTGTTCCGCTTGCAGGCCGATGACCTCGAGCTCTCGCAGGCCGAGAAAAAGGGCGTGCTCGTGCGCGCCGACTCCATCGAGCCGCGGCTGCGGTCAGCCGTGGTCGCTGCACGCGAGCTGCTCATGCGCCAGGCTGCGCCCATCGCCGGGCAGATGGAGGGTTGCGATCGCCGCAAGCGGGAGACGCTGCTGCGCGACGCATTCGACGGTCTGCTGCGCCGCTTGGCCAACTGGCGCAACACCGCAGCCGAGCTCGAGGCACCCGACGCATGAACGCTCGCGTCCCCGATCACCTTCTCATCGACGACGTCCGGGCCCAGGCCGCACTCGATGCGATGTTCGATCGGGTGTGGGCCGAGCTGGCGCCACCGCCGCACATGACGCCGCTCGAATGGGCCGAGACATTCCGCGAGATGGGCGAAGAGGAGACCTCCAAGCCCGGCAAGTACTCCATGGAGGAGACGCCTGCGCTGCGCGGCATCCTGGTCGAGACCGGCAACCCCAACGTGCGCAAGATCTGCTCGCAGAAGAGCGCCCAGGTCGGCTACACCGCCGGCATCGTATGCAACGTCATCGGATATCACATCCACTGGCGGCCGAGCGTCCAGGTCGTGATGTTTCCCCGCGAGAAGTCCAGCAAGGACTTCGCCGCCGAGAAGTTCGAGCCCATGGTGCGCGCGACGCCCGTGCTCGCCGAGCGTGTCAATCTCAAGAGCCGGTCCGCCGGCAACGGCACGACACGCCGATCGTTCCGCGGCGGCCTGCTCAAGTTCGTGGCCAGCAATAGCCCGAGCGACGTCAAGTCCTCAAGCGGCCGCATCGGCATCGTCGAAGAGCCTGACGACACCAACACCAACGTCGCCGGCCAGGGCAATGCCATCGCGCTGCTGGCCGAACGCACCAAGACGTACGCACCAGACGACCTGCAGCTCATCGGCGGCACGCCCACCGCGAAGGCCACGAGCCTCATCGTCAAGGAGATGCGCAGCACCGACCAGCGTTACTTCATGGTGCCGTGCCATTCGTGCGGCGAGACCCATGCGCTCGAGTGGGACAACGTCATCATCCCCGGCCTCAAGCTCTCCGACGACGAGCTCGAGCTGCCAGCTGCCGAGCTCGATGTGAAGTGGCCCCAACGCGAGGTCTACGGCCGGGCCCGATGGGAAGACGCGTACTACACCTGTCCGCATTGCGGCACGATCTGGTCTGACGACGAGCGCATTGCCAACATCAAGCGCGCCAGCCTGGTGCCGCCGATGTATGGGTGGGTGCCAACTGCTGAGAGCACCACGCCAGGCTTCTATCTCAGCGAGTTGCTCAGCACCTTCGAGGGCTCGCGCTTGCCGGTGCTGGCGATGAAGTATCTGACCGCGAAGCACGAGTTCGATCAGGGTGATCCGGAGAAGATGATCACCTTCTGGAACTCGAGCCTCGGCCTTCCGTGGGAATACCGCGGCGAGCTGCCCGAGGAAGACGAGCTGCGCGAGCGCGCCGAGCCCTACGCTGAGTGGACGTGCCCGGCCGGCGGCCTGGTCGCGCTGATGACGGTCGACGTCCAGCACGATCGCCTCGCCGTCACCGTCTGGGTCGCTGGCCGCGGCGAGGAATGCTGGCTCACGTTCTGGGGCGAACTCTCCGGCCGCACTGTGCTCTCGCACCAGGGCGCATGGGGCCAGCTCGAGGAGCTGATGCAACACACCGTACGCCACGCAAGCGGTGCCGAGATGTCCATCGCCGCGATCGCGATCGACTGCGGTGATGGCCAGACCAGCGACGCCGTGTACGACTTCGTGCGCAAGCACGACAGTCGCCGCCGTCCGGTGTATGCGGTCAAGGGCGCGAGCGACCGCGTCGGCCGAGTCGAGATCTGGACCACGCCTAAGGCCATCGATCCCAACCGCAAGAGCACGAAGGCCGATCGCGCCGGCGTCAAGGTCAGCATCGTGGGCAGCGCCAAGGCAAAGGACCTGATCCTCGGCTCGACGAAAGAAGGTGGCCGCGTGCGCCTGGTGGGCAAAGGCCCGGCCCGCATGCATTGGTACAAGGGCGTGCGCGACGACTTCTTCGAGCAGCTGCTCGGCGAGATGAAGATTCCCGGGCTGTTCAACAAGCGTATCCGCGAGTGGACAGAGCGCACCGATCGCCGGAACGAAGTGCTCGACTGCACCGTCTACTTCGTCTGGCTATGTCGCCAGCTGCGCCTCAACGTGTTCAAGCCTACGCAGTGGGAGGCGATCGAGTTCAAGCTGCGCCAAGCTTCGCTGCTCGTCGCCGAGGAGCTCGTCACCGAGTTCGGTGAGGACTCGCGCGAGGCCTCCGTCGCCGCGGCAGATGAAGCCACCACAGCCGTCGTTCGCGCCGCCACAGAGGAGTCAGGGCAGGAGGATCCAGCTCAGCCAGTGCATACGCATGCACTCCCAGAGCCAGCGCTTGCTGCCGATGTGCCGCCGCGGTCAGAGCCAGTTCGCTCCATGGGGGGCGGCCGCATCTCGCTGGGCAAGATGTCGCGCTTCGGGGGCCGGCGGTGAAGGACAAAGACATCGTCCGCTGGGTGCTCGATCGCTTGCTGGCGCACGATCCGAGCATCACCGAAGAGCTCACGCTCACGGTGGAACGCGAGACGCGTGCGGAGTGGGGAGGTCAGGAAGTGCGGATCTGGAAGACGTCCACCGGCAGGGTGGGGCGACCACCGCGCACACCGTACGACCAAGCTAAAGCCTACGCCGATGGCGTCGGCACCGATACGACAACCGAGATCCTCGGCAAGCACGGCATCAGCCGCGCCACGCTCTACCGCCTGGTCAAGCGGGGCCCCGGCGAACCGCGCTGACGGGGCGCGCAGCCCCGGTCGTCTCAAATCCCCCCTTATTTCCGCACCAACGCCTTCCTAGACTCGGCCGCGTCCAAGGAGCTCCCCAGATGGCCGGTATCACCCTCGCGCAAGCTGAAGCGCAGCTCGCGCTCTATCTCGCCGCGGAACAGGCAGTGCTCGCCAAGCAGTCGTATGAGATTGCAGGGCGCAAGCTGACCAAGGCCAACCTGGCCGAGATCCAGCAAGGCATCAAGATCTGGAACGACCGCGCCGTGACGCTCTCTGCCGCCAGCGCCGGCCGCAGTCGTGCCCGCACCATCGTCCCGGCGGGCTGACCATGGCTCAACGATCTGCCCCTCCGATCCCGCAGAACATCCTCGACAAGGCGATTGCCTACATTGCGCCGCGCATGGCGGCGCAGCGCGCCCAAGCCCGCGTCGCGCTGGCCCTGGCCGGTGGCTACACAGGCGCCCGCATCGACCGCGCCGCGCTCGCCGCCTGGCGTACGTCCGCGGGCTCGCCCGACTCCGATGTCATTGCCGACCTGCCGATGCTTCGTCAGCGCAGCCGCGACCTCGAGCGCAATGCGCCCGTCGCGGCCAGCGTCGTCAACACGACCACGTCGCATGTCGTGGGAACAGGGTTGTCGTGCAACCCGCAGATCGACGCGGAGTTCCTGGGCCTGAGCGAAGAGCAGGCAACGGTCTGGCAGCTCGACACGCGGCGCAAGTTCAAAGCCTGGGCCGAAAGCAAAGACTGTGATCTGAGCCGCTACCTGAACTTCTACGGGCTGCAGGACCTCGCGCTGAGATCCACGCTGTCCAGCGGCGACGTGTTCGTCGTCACGCCGCGGGTCGCGCGCTCCGGCAAGAAGCCCAAGCTCGCGCTGCAGCTGGTCGAGGCCGACCGTGTCTGCAATCCCAACGCCACGCAGGACACCGACACCCTGACCGACGGCATCGAGCACAGCCCGACGACTGGCGAAGCCATCGCGTATCAAGTCTGCGATCAGCATCCCGGCGACCTGCGCAACGCCAAGAGGACCTGGACCCGAATCGCCGCCCGAGGCGACCAGAGCGGCCGCCGCAATGTGCTCCACCTCTTCCGCCAGCTGCGCCCCGGCCTGCGCCGCGGCGTGCCGATCCTCGCGCCTGTCATCGAGCCGCTCAAGCAGCTCACGCGCTACACCGACGCCGAGCTCTCCGCTGCCGTCACGTCCGGCTTGTTCTCCGTCTTTTTCAAGATGGACCCCGACGCCTTCGAAGAGCTGTTCGACGACGACGCGCAGGGCGCCTACATCGACAAGGCCGGCAAGTGGAGCGGCGCGCTCGAGTCCGGAAAGGCCATCAACCTGTTGCCGGGCGAAGAGCCCATCACTGTCAACCCTGGCCGGCCCAACGCCCAGTTCGATCCCTTCGTGCAATCGTGCATGCGCCAGATCGGCATGACCATCGGCATCCCGTACGAAGTGCTGGTCATGCATTACCAGAGCAGCTACAGCGCCGCTCGCGGCGCGCTGCTGATGGCCTGGCGGCTGTTCCTGAGCTGGCGCGATTGGCTCGCCTCGAACATGTGCCAGCCGGTCTACGAACTCTGGCTTGCCGACGAGGTCGCGAACGGCGCGATTGCCGCCGCGGGGTTCTTCGCCGACGATGTCGTGCGGCACGCTTGGTGCTCCGCGCAATGGGTCGGCGACGGCCCTGGGTCCATCGACCCCAGCAAGGAAGTCGATGCGGCGAAGAAGCGCGTCGCACTCGGCATCAGCACACTGCAGGCCGAGAGCATCCTGCACGACGGCGTCGACTGGGAGACCAAGCACCGCCAGAGCATCAAGGAAACCCAGGCGCGCGAGGAGGCCGGCCTGCCGCCGCCAGGCCAGGATGCCCAGCCACCCGCTCCCGAGCCGGCCGAGCCTCCGCCCGAGCCCAGCGACGAAGAGAAGAAGCGAGCAGACGACCTTGCCAATGCGACGCTCGAGCACGTGCGATCTCTGACCGCTCAGGCACAGCGCACGGAGCCCGCGCCCATCTTCAACATCGCGCAGCCGGCGATCCACGTCGCCGCTCCGGTCATGAACCTCACCATGCCCGACACGCCGGCAGCCGTTCGCTACACCGTTGAGCGAACGGTTCTCCGCGACGAGGAGACCGGGCTGATCACGAGCTCGACCGACCGCTTCATCCCAGAACCAACCGCGCCGCAGGCGAACTGACATGGCCAACGTTCTCTACGATCCAGGCCGCGAAGGCATCCTCGATCGCACCATTGACATGGTCAGTGGCGATGTGCGCGTGATGCTGGTGAAGGCAGGCTATGTCTTTGATGCCGCTGACAAATTCTTGGACGACACCGGCGCCAACGACAACGGTCGGAGCGCCTCGCTCGAGAGCAAGACATACACCGGGGGCGTTTTCGATGCGGCCGACACAATCCTGAACGCAGTCGCGGCCGTGGCTTCCGATGCTCTCGTGATCTTTCTGCACACCGGGTCGGACGCGACAGCTCGATTGGTCGCCTACATCGATGAGCCAGCGAGCGGCCTGCCGTTCACGCCGGCCGCTGGCCAAGAGGTTGCGACCGCTTGGGACAACGGTGCGAACCGGATCTTCAAGCTCTAAGATCCGGCCAGGCTTCCCGTGAGCACGACGAACTTCTCCGTCGCCGATGCCGCCTTCGGCCTGTTCGGCTACGTCGACGACATCACCGATCCGACGAAGCGCTTCTGGCAAGGCGGCGATACGTGCTGGATCGGCTACATCACCGGAACGGACGCGGTCCTGACCTGCGATGGCGGAGGCGGCGAGCCGTTCTATTTCACCGTCGACGACGGCGCGCCCTTTGCGCCGACGAAGGCCGGTACCGATCTGGCGATCTTCAACGGCCTCTCCGATGCGCCGCACAAAGTCGTGATCGTCGGCAATCCGGCCTACACGCCGATCTTTGGCTGGACGTTCGCAAGCGGCACGTTCCTGACCGTCACTGGCGCTGCTCCGGCGATCGACTACGGTGCCGACCTCGGTCCTTCGATCAACATTGCGTTGGCGGCATCGCCGTGCATCGACGCGCGGTCGTATGACGCCTACGGCTGGGCCAACGCGAACCCAACCGGCGAACCAAAGCCCTCCACCGGCGTGACGCCATACGCCACCGGTGGCGGTGTCTACATCCGCGCGAAGTGTTCCGACCTTTGGATCTACTCGCCAGATGCCGAAGGCTGGCTCTCCGACGATCGCGGCACTCTCACCCGGCACGATCTCGACGCAGCGCAGGTGGGCTGGCGCAAGATCGCCAGTGGTCTGGACGGCTCATCGTTCCACGACTACTTCATCGCCACGAGCATGACTTCCGGTGCCGTAGCGCCGTTCGGCGTGATGGTTGGTGGCGCTGGTGCAGCCTTCGACACGCCTACGCCTGAGAAGCGCGGCGTGCAGTTCGGCGACTCGATCACCGAAGGTGCCGTCGTACCAGGAGCATCGACCGCGTCCGTGGACATCTACAAGGCCGCCGCTGCGCTCGGCTTCGTCGGCCAGGCCTGCGGCAAGTCAGGGCAGGGCGCTGCAGGCCTCGCGAGCGACATGGCGGCCATCCTCGCGTCGATCCACCTCCCCGATGTCGCAATCATCGCCATCGGCAGGAACGACGCCGGCGGCGCGCCCTTCAGGGCCTCCTACACCGAGATCATCGACGCATTGAAGACGGCGGGTGTGCCGATGATCCTCTGCCGAGGCGTCACGCCACGTGCCGACACATCATCGGTAAATGGCGACATCGCTACCGTCGTCGCCGGTCTTGCCGATCCAACCGTCGCCTTCATTGACACGTCCACCTGGATCGATATCGAGACGCTGGACGAGATTCATCCGACAGCGTCTGGCTACGTCACGCTGGGTGACTACGCGACTGCCGCTTACGCGCCGTACTTCGCACCCGCTCCGCAGGAGATCGAAGCCGCCGGCATCGAGAGTGCAGAGACATTCGGCGCATGCATTGTCACTGCGGTGCCAGTGCCGTCGACTACACGTCCCGGGCCTGTCGTCGTTTCGCCCCGTCTGGCGCGGCAACGTGTCATCGTGCTGCGCCCGCCTGCGGGGACCACAGAGCCGGAGCCCATCGAGGCTGAGCCGCCAATCCCGCATGCGCTTTACCTGGCAGGCGCCCGTTCGGCCGAAGCCTTTGGCAGGCCTGCCGTCTCAGCTCTGCTCGGCGCACGCCCGGCATCCGCCGGATCGGCCTCGATGCTCGGCCGCCCGCGCATCACCCGCCGACCAACTCCCGCGCAGCTGCTCGACGAGATGGCGTGGATGGCGCAAACCGCTTACCGGTGAACCGGAGTCCACCATGGCCATGACCGAAGACTTCACCCTGTTCTTCGACACCGACGAGTTCGCCGTGTCCGCCTCGCTCACGCCTTCGGCCGGAGGTGCCGCGAGCCCCGGCGCCGTGCTCTTCGACGAGAACGGCCTGATCATCCCCGAGCTCGACGTCCAGACCACCGAGCCATCGGCCATCTGTCCGTCGTCGCAATGGCCGTCCGCTGCCGAAGGTGACGCCCTCTCGATCGAGCTCGACACCGGCACCCGCGGCTACGTCCTGCGCTCCGCATTCCCTCTCAAAGACGGCCGCCTTCTGCTGCTGGCCCTCGTGCTCGCGTAGCGCACGAAGCGGGTCGTCTCAAATCCCCCCTTATTTTGAGACACACCGATCCCTAGAGTCCGCCGCATCCCACCGATGCCGCGATGAAACTCCTCGACCTGCTCACCTCTCCCTGGGCGATCCAGCCTGACAAGCTGGTCGAAATGCAGGCCATCTACGCCACGCACCTGCGCGGCGAGAAGATCGACATCGCCGCCGTCGAGCAGCGGCTCGGCCGGCCGCTTGCGAACGACCAGCGCAGCTACGAGATCATCGACGGCGTCGCGGTGCTGCCGATCGAAGGCGTGATGTCCAAGCGCGCGAACATGTTCTCGCAGATCAGCGGCGGCGTCTCCACCCAGATGGCCGCACGCGACATGCGCGCTGCCACGGCCGATCAGTCTGTGCACTCGATCATCCAGGTGTACGACACGCCCGGCGGCGCCGCCGACGGCCTGCAGCTAATGATCGCCGCCACCAACGACGCGCGCGCCGCCGGCAAGCGCGTCGTCTCGCTGGCCAGCGGCCTCATGGCCTCCGCCGGCTACTGGACCGGCAGCGCCGCAGAGGCCATCTACATCGCCGACGGCATCACGCAGGTCGGCTCCATCGGTGTCGTCGCGCGCCACATTGACAAGTCGGGCGCACAGGCCGCTGCCGGGGAGAAGCACACCGACATCGTCGCCGGCAAATACAAGCGCATCGCCAGCGAGAACGGCCCGCTCACCGAAGAGGGCCGCACCTCGCTGCAGTCGATGGTCGACTACCTGTATTCCGTCTTCGTCGCTGACGTGGCCGCGCATCGCGGTGTCAGCGCCGAGAAGGTTCTATCCGACATGGCCGACGGCCGTGTCTTCATCGGTGAGCAAGCGATCAGCGCCGGGCTGGTGGACGGTGTTTCCACCCTCGACGACCTGATCGCGATGCTCAACCGAGATCGCAGCGCCGGTGTTGCGCCCCGTACCCCCACTTCATTCGCAGGAGCAACCATGCCCCAGACCCGTGAACAGATCCTCGCCGAGTCGCCCACCGTCGCAGCCGCGCTCGTGGCCGAAGGCGCCGCCGCCGAACGCGCCCGCATCCAGTCGGTCGAGGCCGCGCTGATCCCCGGCCACGAGGTGCTCATCGCTGCCCTCAAGTTCGACGGCAAGTCCAGCGGTGGCGATGCCGCCTTGGCCGTCAACGCCGCCGAGCGCAACCTGCGCACGGCCAACGCCACCGCGCTGGCCAACGAGGCGCCGAAGCCGCTGCCGACCACGACCGCGCCGGCCGTCGACCCGAAGGCCGCGGCCGCCGCCGCTGCAGCGGCCGAAGACGCAGCCTTGCCGCTCGAGGCGCGCTGCAAGGCGCAGTGGGCCAAGAGCGCCGATCTGCAAGCCGAGTTCAGCGGCAACTTCAACGCGTTCGTCGCGTTCGAGAAGGCCTCCGCCTCCGGTCGCGCCCGCGTGCTGGCCCGCTGATCCGCACAAACACCCAGGAGCGTTTCATGACCACCCTTGCAGTCAACAAGCCCCGCGTCTGGCCGCTGGCCGACATCAACGATCTGCCGATGATCGCGGCCGACATCATCTACGAGGGCGCGGCCGTCGGCGACAACGCCTCCGGCCTGGCTCGTCCGCTGGTCGCCGCCGATCCGTTCCTGGGCTTCGCCCAGAGCCAGGCCGACAACTCGCTCGGCGCCGCCAGCGCGATCAACGTGCGCGTCAAGTCGCGCGGCTACATCGAGATCCCCGTGGTCGGTGCCGCGAGCGCAGCCGACCAGGGCGAAATCGTCTACGCCTCCGACGACGACACCTTCACGCTGACCAGCACCAGCAATTCCGCGGTTGGCAAGGTCGTGCGCTGGGTCACCGGCACCACCTGCGTCGTCTACTTCGAAGCCGTCGCGCTTCGCTCGATCTAAGGAGCCCCAGAAATGAGCGCAGCATCACTCGGCAGCCGGGCCATCATCGGCTCGTACTTCGCCCACCTCGAGCAAGACCTCGGGGCCTCATGGATCGAGGCCGTCTCGAACATGTTCAACTCCGACCAGGAGTCGGAAACCTACAAGTGGCTCGGCATGTCGCCGGTCATGCGCGAGTGGGTCGGTGGCCGCAACGCCAAGGGCTTCCGCGACAACGGCTTCACCATCGTCAACAAGCGCTACGAGGCCACCCTCGAAGTGCTGGTCGACGAGATCCGCCGCGACAAGACCGGCCAGGTCATGGTCCGCGTCCGCGAGCTGGCCGAGCGCACCAACGCGCACTGGGCCAAGCTGATCAGCACGCTGATCATCAACGCCGAGAGCTCGGTCTGCTATGACGGCCAGTTCTTCTTCGACACCGACCACTCCGAAGGCGACAGCGGCACCCAGTCGAACGACCTCACGTCCGATGTCACGACCACCACCGCGCCCACCACGGGCGAGATGGAGACGGCCATCCTGCGCAACATCGAGGCACAGCTCGGGTTCAAGGATGACCAGGGCGAGCCGATGAACGAGAACGCGAAAGAGTTCCTCGTGATGGTGCCGGTGCCGTTCATGTCGGCCACCGCCGCAGCGCTGGGCTCGCAGATCATCGTCGACGCCTCCACCTCGCGCAGCAACACCATCATCACGATGGGCAGCCTGGGCGGCTTCCAGGTGCGCATGGCGGTCAACCCGCGGTTGACCTGGACGACCAAGTTCGCGTGCTTCCGCACCGATGGCCAGACTAAGGGCTTCATCCGCCAGGAAGAAGAGGGCGTCACGGTCAAGGCTGTTGCCGAGGGCTCCGAGCTGGAGTTCAACGAAGACAAGCACCACTACGGTGTCAAGGCCATCCGCAACGTCGGCTATGGCTTCTGGCAGCGCGGCGCTCTCACGACCCTCGTCTGATCGAGCAGCGGCCATGAAGTACACCGTCGTCTCGACCCTCACGCTCGGCCCGGGCACCAAGCTCGGGCTGAGCAAAGAGCAAGCCGCCTCGCGTGCACACCTGCTCACGCCCGCAGGCAAGGGCCACTACATCACCAACGCGCACGTGCAGTTCAAGGCCGGCGAGGAAATCAACTGCGACGACGAGCTCCCCAAGCACGCCGCCCAGTTGGTCGAGAAAGCCGGCAAGGCACCGCCTGCCGCGCCCGGCGGTGATGGCAAGCCGCCCAGCGACGCGGTGATCTGAAACCATGATCGCGGCCGGCCAGGTCATGCACGCCATCGCCACCCGTCTCAACGGCATCCCTTCGGGTCTGTGCGGCACGCGCAACTACACCGATCGTGCGTGGCCGCTGGCCGAGAAGGATCTGCCGGCCCGAAAAGTCGTCTCGCCCGACGAAGACATCGAGCCGATGACCGTGCACACCCCGACCCCGCAGGAACACAAGCTGCAGGTCGAGGTGAAGGGCTACGTGCAGGACACCGCTGAGATCGACGACGCGATGCACGCGCTGGCCAGCGAGGCGCTCATCGCGCTGTTCAACCCGCCTGCCGCGCCCGATGCGCTGAGCGCGATCGCCGGCAAGGTGCAACTGTCCCTGCGCCGCATCGAGCGCGTCATGAAGACCGAAGGCCAGGCCGACCTCGGCCTCATCCAGATCACGCTGCGCGCCCAGTTCAAGACCCGCAGCAACGCCCCCGACACCCTCATCTGACACCGAAGGAACCGCCATGTCCGAACCCATCTTCTGGAGCGACGTACAGATCAAGGTTGGCGCCACGCACGCCACGCCGCTTGTCATCGTCAGCATCAGCAAGGCCAACCCGGCCGTCGTGGCCTACACGCCAGGCACCGACCCCGTGAACGGCGCGTTCGTGATCATGGACGTCGCCGGCATGGTCGACCTGACCAAGCGCGTCTTCCGCATCGCCAACGTCGACGGCACCGCCAACACCTTCGAGCTCGAAGACGAAGACTCGACCAGCTACGGCACGTTCACCAGCGGCACCGCGACGCCCGTGGCCACGTTCCAGAGCATGACCACCGTGCAGGACATCAACGCCAGCGGCGGCGACCCCGAGTTCGCCGACCTGACCACCGTGCACAACAAGATCCGCCGCCGCGTGCCGACGGTCTTCAGCCCGTCCAGCTACGCCTTCGGCTGCATCTTCGATCCGGGCGACGCCGCGATGCAACGCCTGGTCGCGCTGACCAAGACCAAGACCCCTGAGGCCATCGTCTTCATCTTCAGCGACGGCGCGCAGTTCGTGTTCTACGCCTACTCGGCCGCCAGCGGCGCGCCCACCGGCAGCGCGCAGGAAGTCGTCAAGACCAACGTCAGCCTGGAGAGCCAGGGCCTGCCGAACGTCTACGGCGCCTGACCGGAGCAGCCCGCGCCATGACGTTGATCAACCGAGCGGCCCTCGTTCTGCAGGACCCCAAGCGCGAGGAGAAACATGTCGAAGCGCTCGGTGGTTCGGTCACGGTCGTCGAGATGGACCTCACCACCCGTCTCACCGTCGAGCGTGTCTCCAGCGGCGTCGACAAGGCCGACCCCGGCGCCGTCTACGCCGTCGTGCCGCACGTCCTCGCGGCGTGCGTGCTCGATGCCGACGGCGAGCCACTGCTCAACCGCATGCAGTGGCAGAGCTTTGGCTCCCGCAACCGCGATGCGGCCGTCGACCTCTTCAACACCGCCATGCGCCTCAGCGACATCGGCGGCGAGGACGCCGCAAAAAACTAGCCGGCCGGCCAGAGCTGCGTGCAGCGCACTGGTTGGCCTGGCGGTACGGCTGCACCGTGGCAGAGCTCGGTCGGCGCATGTCGTCGAGCGAGTTCTCGCAGTGGCAGGAGTTCATGCGGGTCGAGACGATCGGGCCGGGAGGCGAGGTCGAGCGCTGGGCCTCGCTGATGGCCGCCCTGGCCAACGGGCCGCTACGGAAGAAGAGCAAAGCCATGTTCACCGTTGACGACTACATGCCGCGCCGCTGGGCCCCACCGCCGAAGAAGCGGCCGGCGTCCGTCCGCGACGCGCGCGCCTTCGTCAAGGGCCTGCGCAGCAAGGGGAATTGAGCCATGGCCGAGAAAGCCGAGATCGTTCTCAGCGCGAAGGACACGACCAGCCCGGCGTTCGCTACTGCGCAACGCAACTTCGCGTCACTTCAGTCCGCAGGGGAGGGTATCGCGCTCCGCTTGGCCGGCATCGGTGCCGCTGTCGCCGTTGCTGCCAGCGCGCTCGAGCACTTCAATCCGAAGCCAGTGATCGACCAGGCCGATGCGTTGGGGAAGCTAAGCCAGCGCACCGGCATTGCTGTCGAGACCCTGAGCGCATACCAATATGCCGCGAAGCTCGCCGATGTCAGCAATGAGGATCTGGCAACCGGCTTTAAGAAGCTCAACCTCAACATTGCTGCTGCAGCGCGCGGCGAGACTGAGCAGGCAGAAGCGTTCAAAGCGATAGGTGTATCCGTCACAGACGCCAGCGGCAAGGTCCGCAGTGCCGACAAGGTGTTCGAAGACATCGCAGAGCGTTTCGCAGGCTACGCGGACGGCCCGAAGAAGGTCGCGCTCGCCAACGCAGTTGGGGGCAAGAGCTTCGAGAAGTTCATTCCGCTCCTCGACGATGGAAAGAAGGGGCTGATTGAGGCTCGTGAAGAGCTTGAGAAATACGGTGGTGTGATTGGCGGGGACCTCGCAAAGAAGTCCCAACAGTTCAATGACAACCTCACGCGGCTCAGCACCGCGTCAGGCGTACTCAAGGTAGAGATTGCCGGAGGGCTCATCGACAGTCTTCTGGGTCTGTCGGAGCGGCTGGTCGAAGCCTCAAAGAACGGCGGCCTTCTGAAGGCCACCTTGCTCGAGTTATCGAAAATTCCGACGACGTCCATCGGGTTTGCCAATCTCTTCCTGCCCAAGCAGGACGAGGTAGCGCAACTCACCACGCGCGCCGAGAACCTGGGCAAGACGATCGACAAACTTCGCGAAAAGGTCGCTGCTGACCCAGGCAACCTACCTCTAATCGCTCGTCTGAAGACCATGTCCGACGAGTTGGACTCAGTCAACCGGTCCCTGTCGGCGGCAGTGGTGAGTGCCGCGGACAGGGCACCGAAGGCGCTACGCACCGCTGGCGACTTCCAGCGCAGCGACAAGGACCGCACCTCGGTCGGTCTGCCGGAAGCGCCGCCGCTGCCAAACAAGAGCGCGGGTGATGACGCCTCCGCGCTGCTGCGAAAGCAGCTCGAAGGCCGCCTCAAGGCATTGCAAGACGGTCTGGAACGCGAGAAAGACCTCGTCCAGTTCAACGAGTCGAAGCTGAGCGAGCTCTACTCGCACGGCGACATCAGTATCGACGTCTACTTCGACGCCAAGGCCAAGGCCGGGCTCGACTTCCTCGTTACCCAGTCGGCAACCTTCGACAAGCTCATCGCCGAGCAGCGCGCCTATGAGGCCAAGGCTGCCAAGCCTCAGGAAAAGCAGGACGCTCGTAACAAGATCACGGAACTCGAAGCCCAGCGCGCCAAAGCTCTCCGCGAGTCCGGCCAGGCCGCCGAGGTAGCCGAGCAGCAACGGGTCCGCGCGATCGAGGAGTTCCAGCGCAACCTCCAGACCCTCGACGCCCAGCTCGCCGAGCTCAGCGGCGACAAGTACGGCGCCGAGCTGCTGCGCAACGCTCAGGCCTTCGACGATGCACGCAAGGTGCTTGAGAAGGGCGGAGCCAGCACCGCGCGTGCCGAGGAGATCAAGCGGCTGTCCGATCTGCAGGCCAACCTCAACAAGGTTCAGACCGAGACCAATCAGCTGCTCGAGCGCGCGCAGATCGCCGAGGAGTCGCTGCTGTTGCTGGCCGAGCGTGGAGGATTGAGCCGCACCCAGGTCGAGGCCAAGGTCCACGCCCAGCGTCAGCAGGCGCTCGAGGATCTCGACAAGCAGATCGAGAAACAAGCCGCACTCGTCGCGCTGTCGAAGGACCCGGCCGAGCTCATCAAGCTCGAGCAGCTGCGCCTGGCGCGCGAGCGCGCGTTCTCGGTGGCAGATCCCGGTCTCACGCGCTTCAACGAGCAGATCCGCGGCACCGCCGACACGATCGCCAGCAGCATCGAAGACGCGATCGTCGACGGCAGCTCCGCCGGCTTCAAGCAGCTCGAGAAGAACCTCGTGCGCATGGTCATCAACGATCAGTTCACCAAGCCGCTCTCCGACGCGCTCAACAAGGGCCTGAAGGATCTCGGCAGCGGCGGCACCGGCGGCGGCTTCCAGACCCTGGTCACAGGCGCTTTCGACAAGCTCTCGGGGCTGCTCGGCGGCGGCCAGGCCGCCAAGCCCGGCGCCTCGTCGTCGCCCGATGTCGCCGGCCTGGCTGCACTAGAAAGCGCCGCGGCCTCCGGCGCCGACAGCCTGGACACCGCGACCAGCAGCCTCGTCGCGAACGCCGATCGCGCGAGCAGTGCCTTCGGCAGCCTGCCTGGCGTGCTCGGCCAGTTCGCCACCTATATCCAGGCGCTGCTCACCAGCTCGTCGACGAGCAGTGCTGTGTCGACCGGAAGCGCCGGGAGTTGGTTCGCTGGCCTGTTCGGTAGCGGCAGCAGTGCCGGCGGCTCGTCGGCCGCCGGCACTGTCGCGAGCGACGACGCGCTCGCGCTCTTCTTCCACAACGGCGGTGTCGTTGGAGACGGCGGCGGCAACGTGCGCATGATGGACCCGTCCGCCTGGGCCAGCCCGGTTCGCTATCACCAGGGCGGCATCGCCGGCCTGGCACCCGACGAGCGCCCCGCGGTCCTGCGCATGGGTGAAGAAGTGCTGCGTGCCGACGACCCACGGCATCGCGACAACGGCGGCATGAACGGCGGCGGAAAGCCCTACATCTACTCGCCGACGTTCGTGCTGAGCAACCCGGCCAGCAAGGAAACGCAGAGCCAGGTCGCCGCGGCCGCGTTCACCGGCGCGCAGCGCGCCGCTGGCCGGAACAGGTAGGCCGCCATGTCCTTCTTCGAGGAACGCTTCCCCGACGACATCGCGCAAGGCGCGATGGGCGGGCCCAGCTTCAAGACCAGCGAGGTCAAGGTGTCCGGGGGCGCGCGCAGCGCCAACAAGGATTGGTCGGCGCCGCTGCACTTCTTCAACGTCGCCAGCGGCATCAAGTCGCGCGACGACTTCAAGATCGCCCGCTCGTTCTTCTGGGTCGTCTTCGGCGCCTTCGACGGCTTTCGTTTCAAGGATTTCAGCGACTACGCCTGCATGCGCAGCGAGAGCATCCTGACACTGGTGAGCGGCTCCAACTGGCAGCTCGGCAAGCGCTACGTGTACGGTTCGCGTGGCGTCACCCGCACGATCAAGAAGCCTGTGGCCGGCAGCGTGATCGTCTACGACGTCGGCGGCTCCGCGCTCCCCACCGTGCTCGATGCCACCACCGGCATCGCCACCGTGACCGGCACGCCGGCCACCTGGGCCGGCGAGTTCGACGTGCCGTGCAAGTTCTCCAACGACAAGATGGACGCGCGCCAGATCGGCGACGACGACGGCATGTTCATCGACTGGGGCTCCATCGACATCGAGGAGCTCCGCAACCCATGAGCAAGGTCATCCCGGTCGCGCTGGCGGCGCACTATGCGTTGCCCGGCACCACGCTCTGCCAGTGCCTGAAGATCACGCGCCGCGACGGCGAGATCTTCGGCCTGACGACGCTCGACGACGAGATCACCGTCGACGGCCAGCTCTACGTGCCCGGCCTCGAGGTCAGCAACCTGGTCTCCAGCTCCGGCCTGAGCGTCGACAACCTCGACCTCACCATCCTGCCCGACGACGACGCGCTGCTCGAGGCCGACATCCTGGCCGGCCTGTGGGACAACTGCAGCTTCATCATCTTTGCCTGCAACTACGAGACACCTGGTGATGGTGTCGACGTGCTCAAGCGCGGGACCGGCGGCGAAGCGAAGGTCGGCGACAACAGCTACACGCTCGAGCTGCGCGGCCTGAGCCAGGCCCTGCAGCAGACCGTCGGCATCAGCACCAGCCGCACCTGCCGCGCGCACTTCGCCGACTTCCCTGACCAGGCGCTGAGCGCGCCATGCGGGCTCGACCCGGTCGATTTCACCGAAGTAGGTGCCATCACTTCCGTCACATCGCGCCAACTCGCGTCCGACGATGGGCGCGCCGAAGCCTCTGATTGGTACGGCGACGGCTTCCTCACCTTCACGTCGGGCCTGAACGAAGGCTACCGCCGCCAGGTCAAGAGCTTCGCTGCTGGTGCCTTCACCTTCATGCTGCCGTTCCCGTTCGACATCCAGGTCGGCGATACCTACAGCGTCATCGCCGGCTGCCACAAGCGCCACGACGTCGACTGCAAGACCAAGTTCGACAACATCCTGAACTTCCAGGGCGAGCCGCACCTGCCTGGCGTCGACATCCTCACCAAGCTGCCGGGGCTGAGCGGATGAACGCGCTGTCCACCGTGCGCGCAGACATCGTTGCCGAGGCGCGCACCTGGATCGGCACGCGCTTCATGCACCAGCAGCGCATGAAAGGCGTCGGCGTCGACTGCGCCGGCCTCGTGATCGGCACCGCTCGCGCGGTCGGCCTGGTCGACATCGCGTTCGATGTGACGGGCTACCCGGGCACGCCGGACGGCAAGTCGCTGCTCGCCCATTGCGACCAGCACATGACACGGCTCACGCCGCACCAGCTGGCTCCGGGTGACGTGATCGTGGTCCGCTGGGCCAAGGAACCGCAGCACCTCGGGATCATCGGCGACTACCTGCATGGCGGCCTGTCCATGATCCATGCCTTCGGCACGCCGGACGGCAAGGGCACGGTCATCGAGCACCGGCTCGATCCCAACATGTTGCGCCGCCTGATCGCCGGCTACCGGCTGCCTGGAGTGCCGGCATGAGCACGCGCTTCATCGTTTCAGCCGTCGCCGGCGTCGTGGTCGGGTACTTCGCCGGACCGCAGGCCGGCTTCCAGACCTTCGCTGCGGTCTATGGCGTCACCGGCAGTCTCGACCCGAACGCCAAGGTCCAGGGCCCGCGCCTGGACGATCTCAAGATCGCCAGTGGCGCCTACGGCGCGCCGATCGCCTATATCGAGGGCCACCCGCGCATCGGCGGCAACATCGTCTGGTGCACCGAGAAGCGCGAGGTCTCGCACGAGACCAGCGAAGACGGCAAGGGCGGTCCCGGCGTCGACACCACCACGTTCACCTACGAGGTGGACATGATCGTCATGATCGACGAGAAGCCCGGCACCAAGGTGCGCCGGATCTTCAGCAACGGCGGCCTGGTCTGGACGATCGCCGACGACGCCGATGCGCAATCGCTCGCCGCGTCGGCCGGTACCGACAGCTGGCGCGAGATCCGCTTCTACGATGGCAACGTCGACCAGCTGCCCGACCCGACCTACGAAGCCGCGCTCGGCGTCGGCAACGCGCCGGCCTACCGCGGCCGCAGCACGATCGTCATCGTCGGGCTGAACTGCGGCAGCGGCGGCCAGCTGCCGGTGCTCACGTTCGAAGTGTCGAGCTCGAGCGAAACCTCGGTCACGGCTTCGGCCATGGCCAACGTGCCGCAGGACCGCAGCTACATCGGCGGCATCCCTGCCATGTCGATCAACGGCTTCGACCTGCTGGTCGGCGTCTTCGACGGCTCCAACGTCTCGAGCTACCAGTCCTACCGCATCGCCAGCGACGGCACGGCGACGCTTCTCAGCACCTCACTGCTGCCGGCCGGCCTCTTCGTCACCGCTGCCACGGGTTCGAGCGACGTGAGCTGCATCGTGCTCAGCGAGAACACCCAGGCGGTCTACCACTACTTCAGCGCGACCGGCGACTTCGTCAAGTACGACTGCAGCGATGGCGGCGAGCAGGGCAACGATGCCACCAAGTTCTGCAAGCGCGGCAACGAAGTCGCCATCGGCGCGAACAACGGCCTGGCCAAGCGCGTCTGGCACTTCCCGGTCAACGGCCTGGGCGGCACCTACATCACCCTCGCGCAGAACGTCACTTCGGTCGCGATCGGCAATGGCGTCATCTACGCCGGCACGTTCGACGAGACCGGCATCTACGTGATTGACATTGCGTCGATGACGCTGACCGACACGCTGCCGATGCCGGCCGTCGGCTGCGCCAGCTCGTCGGCGTTCTGCAAGCCAGACGGCACGCTCTGCCTCCTGGCGCCCACCTGCACCAGCATCCCTGGCTTTGCCGGCGCGGCGTGGGAGTGGAACGGGTCGGCCTGGACCATGCTGCTGAACGGCATCGGCATCGTGGCCGGCAAGTCCATCGGCAACGACACCAGCCTGGGTTTCGAGAACGGCGTCTTCTTCTCTCAGTCGTGGGGGGTCGAAGACACCGAGCACACCACCATCTCGTTCACCACGCCACGCCTGGCCGCGCTCGACGTGCCGCTCGACGAGGTGGTGGAGCGGCAGTGGGCGCGCGCAGGGCTCGACCTGGCGCTGCTCGATGCCAGCGCGCTCGCCGTCAAGACCGTGCGCGCCATGGCGGTCTCGCAGGTCACGAGCCCGCGCACGGTCATCGACAACCTCGCCGCGGCCTACCTGTTCGAAGCCGTCGAAAGCGGCGACGGCGTGCGCATGGTGCTGCGCGGCGGCGCGCCGGTCGCGACGATCCCCTTCGAGGACCTCGGCGCCTACACCGGCGACCAGGCCGCCGAACCGCTGCCCCGCACGCGCGGCAACGAGCTCGAGACCACGGCGCAGGTCACCATCAAGTTCGCCAACGTCGACGACGACTACCAGGACGGCTCGGAGACCAGCGCGCGCGCCGCCACCGGCAGCAGCATCGTCACCGTGGTCGAAGTGCCGCTCGGCCTCACGCCCACCGAAGCCCGCAAGCTCGCCGACGTCAGCGTCACCGATGCGCTGGCCAGCATCATCCGCGTGGGCCCTGTGGCGATGACGCGCAAGTGGGCGAAGCTCGAGCCCACCGATGTGGTGATCCTCACCGGCCGCGACGGCAGCACCTACCGCACCCGCCTGGCCAAGCGCACCGACGCCGAAGGCCTGCTCACCTTCGAGGGCGTGCTCGACGACGCCACCGCGATCAACAGCGAGGCCGTCACCAGCGGCGGATACACCAACAGCACCATCGTGCGCGCCGCCGGCGACACCGCGTCGCTGTCGCTCGACATCCCGATCCTGCGCGACGCCGACAACGCGCCGGGCTACTACGTCGCAGCCAAGGGCGGCAGCGGCGCCTGGCGCGGCTACACCTACTACGACAGCGTCGACAACGTCAGCTTCAGCAAAGAGTTCGATTCGCGCAGCGCGGCCGTGCTCGGCGCGTGCACCACGGTGCTCGGCGATTTCGCCGGCGGCAACGTGTTCGACGAGGTCAACAGCGTGACCGTGAGCGTCGGCGATGGCACGTTGTCCAGCGTCACGACCGATGCGATCCTCTCCGGAATTGCGCCGGCCTACCTGATCGGCAGCGAGATCGTCTACGCGCGCACCGCGGCTCTCGTGAGCGCTGGCGTCTACACCCTCAGCGGCTTCCTGCGGGGTCTGCGCGGTACCGAGTGGGCTATCGGCGGCCACGCCGCGGCCGAGCGCTTCGTCGTGCTGCAGACCAACGGCGGCCTGCGGCGCGTCAGCGATCAGCTGGCCGACATCGGCATCCTGCACTACGTGAAGGCCGTGACGCTCGGCAAGGCCTCGGCATTGGTGACGGCGCGCTCGTTCACCGATACCGGTGTCGGCCTCAAGCCGTTCGCACCCGTCGACCTGGTCAAGGTCGACACGGCCTCGTCGACCACCGTCAGCTGGCATCGCCGCAGCCGCCTGGCCAGCCGGTTCATGGCGCCGACGCAGCCGCCGCTCGGCGAAACCGCCGAAGCGTACGACGTCGAGCTGCGCGACGCCGGCGACGTGCTGCTGGGCACCACGCGCGTCACGGTGCCCGAGTGGGACACCGGTGGCGCCCTGGAGTCCAACGGCGTCGTCGTTCCCAGCTGGGGCATCCGCGTCATCGGTGGCGAGCTCGTGGCCGCCCGGGATGACCAGACCGGCGCCTACACCACCAGCAAGTCGCTCGTGCGCATGGCCGTGGCCGACGGCACCTTCATCGACGGCTCGCCGGTGCTCGGCAACGAGATCTACCAGTGGGACAACGACGGCGACGAGCTGTACGCGGCCACGGCCACCTTCAGCCACACGGTGCCGGTGTTCTACACCTCGAGCAAGATCCAGCGCCTGACGCGCACCGCGATCGGCAGCGTGGCGGCGACCTACACCGCCGCGCTCAACGGCGACCTGTGGGGCGTGGCCTGCGACGGCACCGACGTCTGGGCCAGCGAGCGCACCAGCGGCAACCTGAGGCGTCTCGACAAGACCACGCTGGCATCGCTGGGCACCTATGCGATCAACGCCGGCATCACGGCGCTGCTGCACCTCAGCGGCGACCTGTGGATCGTCAGCAGCGACACCGACGAAGTCATCCAGTGGAACATCGCCAGCGGCACCGAGACGCAGCGCTTCAGCGTCGTCGCGGCGCCGTCCGACATCCTCATCGACAGCGGCCTGGTCTACGTGATCGGCACGCCCGGCGTCGGCGTCTATGACCAGGCCACGGGCGCACAGGTCATCACGCATGCGCTGATCCCGAGCTACTTCCTGCCGCAGCGCTGCATGTGCCGGTTCGACACCTACATCGCGATCACCGACTACACCACTTCGCCGCCGTCTCTCGTGCTGCTCGATGCCGCCACAGGCGACTTCGTGCGCCGCGTCAGCGTCGGGCATTTCTACCTCTCGGCGGCCTCTGGCGAGAACGGCGGCAAGTTGCTCGCCACGGTGGGCGATCCGGGCCACAGCTATGACACCCGAGCCTACGAGCTGCAGCCCGCCGGACTGGCCGGCTGCAGCCTCACGGTCTACCAGGTCTCGGCCGAGGTCGGCCGCGGCTACCCCGCAACCATCCAGTTCTGAGCGCACGCCATGGCCACGTTTCCGCAGATCACCAGCCCGCCGCAGGCACTCGCCGAGGTGGTCATCAACCAGGTGCTCAAGGCGCTCGAATGTTTCGCGGTCTACGCGATGGACTACCGGAGCACCTCGGCGCTGACCTGGGGCTACTTCGGCGGCCGCTGGGGCGGCTTTGCGATCACCGGGGCGACGCTGACGCTCACCGACGCCAGCGCCAACTACCTCGTCGTCGAGATCGCGACCGGCGACATCAGCGTGGACACGGCGACCACGAACTGGAACGACACGACCAACTACGTGCGTCTCTACAAGGTCACGACGGCCGGCGGGGTAGTGACGGCGATCGAGGACCACCGCGCCGGCCCGGGTGGTGCATTCGGCGGCGCCGGTGGTGGTGGCGGCGGTGGTTCCTTCATTGAACTGGAGTGATGTGATGACGAAGTTTCTGTCCCGCCTGCTTGTCGCAGCCGCCGCGGTCGCGATCGGCCTGCCCGCCGCCGCGCAGCCCCAGAAGATCAGCGCGATGCCGTCGGCGACGACGCTCGCCGGCACCGAGTACCTGGCCGGCATCCAGACGGGTGCCAACGTGAAGGTGACGCCGGCCCAGGTGCTCACCTACATCCTGTCGAGCCTGCCGGGCTCGTCGATCTCGACGACCAATCTCACGACCACCGGCCTGGCGCTCACCGCGGCCAGCGCCACCGGCGGCGCCGGGCTGCGGCTGCCGCACGGCGCCGCGCCCACGTCGCCCACCAATGGCGACGTCTGGACCACGACGGCCGGTGTCTTCGCGCGCGTCAACGGCACCACGGTCGGCCCGTTCGGTGCGGCCGGCTCCGGCACCGTCACGCACACCGGCGGCGCGCTCACGGCGAACCAGCTGGTGATCGGCGCGGGAACCGACGACGTCGCCGCGCTCGGATCTCTCGGCACCACGACGACCGTGTTGCACGGCAACGCCGCCGGCGCGCCGACCTTCGCCGCGGTCTCGCTCAGCGCCGACGTCTCGGGCAATCTCCCGGTGACGAACCTGAACGGTGGCAGCAGCGCCTCGAGCAGCACCTACTGGCGCGGTGATGGCACCTGGGCCACGCCATCAGGCGGCACGCCGGCCGGCTCGAACACCTACGTCCAGTACAACAACTCGGGCGCGTTCGGCGCCGAGGCAGCGTTCACGTACGACGCCAGCACGAACACGATGACGGTCGAGAAGATCGTCATGGCCGGCGCGGTCAACGACTTCAAGGGCGCGGACATCGCGCGGGCCACGACGACCGACATCGGGGCGGCCACCGGCAAATACGTCGAGCTCACGGGCACGACCACCGTCACCGGCCTCGGCACGGTGCAGGCCGGCACGATCCGGCATGTGCGCTTCGCCGGCGCAGGTACGCTCACCCACAACGCGACATCGCTGATCCTGCCGGGTGCGGCCAACATCACGACCGCCGCGAACGACACGGCAAGCTTTGTCAGCCTGGGCTCGGGCAACTGGCGCTGCCTGCAGTACACCAAGGCGAGTGGCCTCGCGACCGTCGTCGGCAGCCCGACCATCACCGGTTTCACGGCCAGCCTGAACAACACCAGCCCGAACATCACGGTCAACGCGTCGCGCTTCATCAGCTCGGCCGCGTCCACGCATGCCGCGGTGGTCCTGCAGCCGAAGGGCAACGGCTACATCGCGGCGCAGCTGGCCGATGCGACCGCCACGGGCGGCGACGTGCGCGGCGACAAGGCGGTCGACTGGCAGATGGATCGCTCGGTGTCCACCTCGGTTGCCGGCAGCACGGGCACCGTCATCGGCGGCGGCTACGACAACTCGATCCTCGGCAGTTCGTCGCAAGCCACGATCGGCGGCGGCTACAACAACACCATCGGTTCAGGCGCGCCGTACTCGACCCACGCCGGCGGCCGCGGCAACGCCATCAGCGGCGCCTATGGTGCCAACGGCGGCGGGTACCTCAACACGCTGGGGTCGAACAACTTTGCCGCCAACGTGGGCGGGACGAACAACGTCTCAACCGGCACCGGGTCGACGACGCTCGGCGGCGACAGCAACACCGCAGACGGCGACTACTCGCTGGCAATGGGGAACAAGGTTCTGGTGCGCGGAATGATGGGCGCATTCGCACACAACAGCGGAGTCCCGTCCACCGGCGTTGCCGGCGACCGCCAGTCCCGGCACGCGACGCTGCAGGCGAGCTCGACCAGCACGACGCCGGTCATCCTCACGTCCGATGGAGCGGCCGCCGGCGGCGCGAATCAGTTCGTGCTGCCCAGCGGCAGCGGCCTGAGCATGAATGGCCAGGTGGTCATCCGGAACACGTCCACCGGGACGGTTGGCCGCTTCTCGGTCTTCGGGCTGTGGAAGAACGTGGCCGGCACCGTGACCCTCGTCACGTCGGTGGTCGGCGCCTACCAGGGTGATGCCGCGCTCAACGCCACCACGCTCACGGCCGTGGCCGACAACACCAACAAGGCTGCCCAGCTCTCGTTCGTTGGCCTCGCGTCCAACAACATTTCAACCGTCTTCGAAGGCTGGACTGCTGAAGTCGGCAACTGACATGGCCACAACCCATTCACCCGGACCACCATGAACCCACCACCGCCCCAGCTCGAGTTCGTGGCCGTGATGACCACGCTCGCCTCCGTGCTCTTCGGGCGCGAGATGGCGGGGATCGTCGGCCCCTACGCCGCGATCATCTTCGGTGCCGCAATCGGCGGCTTCCTGTCGGCCAGCCGGCGCCCGCAGACCACGCGCACGGCAACGTTCGCGTACGTCGTGCTGATCGTGCTGGTCGCCTTGCTGTTCACGGCCACGGCATCGCAGTTCGTCAGCAGCTACTTCAAGTTCGAGGACGCCAGGCCCTTCTTCGGTCCGGTGGCCTTCGTGATTGCCTGGGTCGGTCCGGACTGGCCCAAGGCCTACCCCTGGGCCGTCTCATTGGTCCGCGCCTTCATCGAGCGGCGAATCGGCGCGGCCCCTCCCAACCAGCCGCCGCCGGGAGGTTCTGCATGAACTGGGACTGGGTCGAGTTCCGCACGTGGTGCGCGTTCGTCAATCTCTGCCTTTGCTGCGCGATCGGAGTGGTGTGCATCTGTCGGGCCTCGGCCATGTCGAAGGACACGACCCGAAAGCTCACACGCGGTGCCTACACCCTGATCTTCGGCGCGGCGACGCTCAGCGGCTGGTCGCCGTACTTCTTCCGCGAGTGGCCCGGCTTCGGCGAGTGGCCAGGCATCGCCGACATCGCCATGGCGACCGCGGTGCTCGTCTACATGGCTTCCGGCACGCGCGCCTGGAAGTTCGGCCTTCCTGACTTCGCCAGGAGCAATGCCGCGCCCCTGGATCCCCCCAACGAGAGGACATTCTCATGAAACGTTCATTCACGCTCTGCGCGCTCTTCGCCTCGGCGGCTGCACAGGCGACCACGGCCGTTGCGCCCCTGCCGGCCAACAGCACGTGGTCCTTGATTCGCAGCGCGACGACGGTCAAGAGCGGCTTTCCGACCGCACAAGCCTGCTGGGATGTGGTCCAGGCCGACACGGAAATGCGCAAGGCCAGCTCGCAGTACCGCTGCCGGACCGACCTGATCTTCGCATCGAACTACACGCCAGGACCGGCCGGCACGTGGACGAAGGCCACCGACGAGAACAAGTCGTTCACGGTCCCTGCCGGTGGCCAGCAGGCCCGCTTCGGCGCCGGCACGAAGTGGGTCGAGCTCTTCCTCCAGGCCGGAACCTACGTGTGCGCACAGCCTGCGACGTTCCCGAGCGACCCGGCCCCCAACGTCTACAAGGAATGCGATGTCCTCGCTGCTGCGGCGCCTGCGCCAGCGCCGGCGCCAGCTCCGAGCCCTGCACCCGCACCGGCCCCGGCGCCATCACCTGCCCCAGCGCCTTCTCCAGCTCCTGCGCCGGCACCGTCACCTGCGCCGGCTCCTGCCCCAGCTCCGAGCGGGCCGCTTGCGGTGACGCGCACGAGCTGCACCGCGCCGTGCGCTGTGTTGTTCGACGCGACCGCGATGGGCGACTTCCGCTCCACCTACACCTTCGACTTCGGCGACCCGACCGCCGGCACCTGGCCGATCAGCGGCAAGCCGAAGAACACCGAGGTCGGCGGCCCGATCGCTGCGCATGTGTTCAACCTGCCAGGCATCTTCGCGCCCAAGGTCAACGGCGTGGCCGTGACGATCGCGGTGGCCGACCCGAACGTGGTGTATGCCGGCGCCAAGACGGTGTGCGTGAGTCCCGCAAAAGACTACACCGGCTGCCCGGCCGGCGCGGCGCAAGGGACCTCGATGCCCACCGGCACCGCCTGGAGCGGCAAGCGCGTGCTGCTGCACACCGGGGAAGCGTTCGGCGACATCAGCGTCCTGGACGGCAACGCGGCCGTCCAGATCGGCGCGTACGGCGCTGGCGCGAAGCCGGTGGTGGCTTCGGTCGGGATCGGCAACTGGCGGCCCCTGACGGCCTCATTTCCGACCGACATCACGGTGATGGACCTGAACGTCTCGAACCAGATCAGCCAGAGCCTCGGCTCGCGTGTGCTGATCCTGCGCAACGACGTGCATCTCACGCCGAACAGCGGCGGCATTCCGCTGTCCATGGGTGAGCTCGACTACTGGTACCGCGGTGACAAGGACCGCACGGTACCGCAGAGTGCGTTCTACAACGCCCGGGAGATCTTCTTCGTCGAGAACAACGCGCTCGGCTCCGACACGAAGACCGGCGTTATGGGCTTCTGGGGCGACGGCTCGCGCGTGGCGCTGCTGGGCAACCGCTTCGGCAAGTACCAGCAGCACAGCGCCCGCTTCAGCGCGCTGCACAAGAGCGTGCTCGCGCACAACGAGTTCCAGGGCATCAGCGCCGATGGCATCCGCGTCGCCCTGAAGCTGCACAGCATGGGCTTCAACGACTACACCGATGGCGCCATCAACGACACCTCGGGCCGAGGCGGCTGGGCGACCAGCCAGGTCGTCATCGCCAACAACCTCTTCGGCAACGCCGCCGACAACAACGTCTGGACGGTCGCGATCGCGCCGCAAAACTCCACGACCGGCGAGGGCATCCAGGACGTGATCGTCGAAGGCAACCGCTTCGTGCACAGCAGGACCACCACGACGGACCTGGTCTACCTCGGCCGAAGGATCACGACGCGCGGCAACACGGTGACGGGTGGCGGCAAGGTGATCGTCGGGCCGGAGACCAACACCGAGGTGCCGGCCGCCTGGGCCGGGCCGAACTTCCTCGAGCCCTGAGCCATGATCTCCGCCGACCAACTCGCCGCGTGCACCGGGGCGTCGCTGCGGCTTGCGACGGCTTGGCTGGACCCGCTCAACGCCGCGATGGATGTCTTCGCGATCACGACGCCCCTGCGCATCGCGGCATTCCTCGCCAACGTCGGCCATGAATCCGGCCGCCTGGTCTACCCGCGCGAGATCTGGGGCCCGACCGACGCGCAGCGTGGCTATGAGGGCCGAAAGGATCTCGGCAACCTCAGGCCCGGCGATGGCAAGCGCTACCTCGGCCGCGGCCCCATCCAGATCACCGGCCACGCGAACTACATCGTCATGCGCGACAAGCTGCGCGAGTACCTGCCCGGCGTGCCGGACTTTGAGCAGTCGCCTGAGCTGCTCGAGCTCCCGCGCTGGGGCGCCTACGCCGCCGGTGGTTATTGGCTCATGCATGGCCTCAACGCGCTGGCCGACGCCGGCGACTTCGACGGCGTGTGCGACGTCATCAACCGCGGCCACAAGACGGAGCGCGAGGGCGACAGCAACGGCTATGCCGAGCGCCTGCAGCTGTACACGGCGGGCAAGGCCGCGCTCGGGATCGCGTAGAGCTTTCCAGTTTTCTCAACCGCGGCGAATGACGCTGCACTCACCACTGAAGGAAATTCCCCATGTCCTATTCATTCGGCTTCAAAGCTGCCAACAAGGCCGACGCCAAGGCGAAGATCGCGGCCGAACTCGACAAGGTCGTCGCGATGCAAGGCGTGCACTCCAAGGATCGTGTCCAGGCCGAGGCCGCTGGCACTGCCTTCGTCGACCTGCTCGATGACGATGACTCGAAAGACGTCTCGGTATCGATGAGCGGTTCCCTTTCTGGCAACTGGTCGGGCAACGATCTCACCTCGTTCACCGGCGCCAACGTCTCGGTCAGCGCTGGCCTGGTCGCCAAGGAAGCGGCGGCCACGTGATGAACCCGCTGTCGCTCATTCCGACGAGCTGGCTGTGGCCGGCGGCGGCCGTGGTGGGCGCAGCGCTCCTGGCCGGTCTCGGCACACAGACCTGGCGCTTGCACACAGAGCAGGCGGGCAGGGCGACGGACCGCGCCAGCATGGCCGAAGAGCGCCTGCTGGCCAGCCGCGCGACGGCGCTCGAGGAGGCGCGCAACCGCGCCGAGGAAACGCGCGTGCGCGGCGAACAACAGGAGAAGATCAATGAGAAGGACCGACAGCTTGCGAGGGCTCAGGCCGATCGCGTCGACGCTGACGCTGCTACTGGCAAGCTGCGCGAGCGTTTCGCCGCCGCTTTCGCCAGCGCCCGTCAAGCCACTCGAGATCCCACCGTTGTCGCCGGCGGCGCGGCAGCACCGGCCTCCGATCTGCCAGCCGACATGTTCGGCCGGGTACTCGAGATTGCTCGACAGTATCGGGATGCCGCCGAGTCCGCCATCACCGCCGGCGAGCTCGCCGAAGGCAGCTACGACTCGTTGAGGTCGACGCCCTGA